AGCGAGCAACTACAACAAGAGGCTGCTGCTGCACAAGCTCAACAGCAAGAGCAACAGCAGCAACAACAGATGATGGAAATGATGAAGTCATCTGCTGCATCTAAAGTTGCTGATAACTTTACTCAACCAGGTTCACCTTATGGCCCCCAATTCTCAGGAAACTCCGACGACGGAGCAGCAGGAAGCATCCCTAACTCCCTCCCCGATCTCAGGGCAGCAGCCAACGGACTCCCCAGTGGCCCAGTCCCAGGAGGAGAAGGTTAGCGAACTACCTCCAATAGTTTCAGACAAACCTGTTGCTAAGAAAAAGAAAGTAAAAGAACCACAGGTTATTACTGATAGCCCAAACCATATCACTATTAAATAACTACTCTCACCCATCACCATGCCTGATCCTATTACTATCTCAGAACCTGAGACTGGTGCGTTGTCTCCTGAACAGGAGGTTGACGTTAAAGACGAAGCACTAATAAATGAGTCGAAAGAAAATGGGCCAGTTAAATTTGCTGGTAAGTATGAGTCTGTCCAAGACTTAGAGAAAGGATACGAAGAACTTCAAAAGAAGTTAGGTAGTCCAGAAGAAGGCGACAAGCCAGAAGTATCTGAAACAAAAGAACAATCAGAACCTAGTAATGCAACAGAAATCTATGGTGAATACATAGGTAGTCGCCTTGATGAAGTTGGTGTTGACTACCAAGGTATGAATACTAGGTGGCAAGAGACAGGCAAGTTAACTGACGAAGACTACACATCCTTACAAAGTGCTGGCTTTACTAAGGATATGGTTGAAGCATACCTAGATGGTGTGCAGTACAGACAAGCACAAGACTCAGAGCTTGCAGCTAAAGAAGTAACTTCAATTAAACAAGAGTTTGGTGGAGAGAAAGTGTATGACGAGATGCTTACGTGGGCTGCTGGAAACCTAGAGCAAGGTGAGATTGATGCGTTCAACGACATGCTTAAGACTAGCAACCCACATCAAATAAGGATTGCTGTCGCTGGTCTTCAAGCTGCATACATGAACAATGCACCAAGAGAACCTAAACTTGTAGGAGGTAGAACAGCTAGAGAAGATACAACTAAGTACGAGTCAGCAGCACAGGTAGTAGCAGCTATGAATGATGAACGATATGCAACTGATGAAGCATACAGAAAGCAAGTGCAAGAAAAACTTAGTCGCTCAAACGTAATGTAAGGGGTATTATAAAAGCACCTAACTTCTCGTAGAAGCGGCGGCCCCTTGCGAGGGATACCCCAAGTGGAAGAGATAGTTATGGGTAAACCCTTTCTATCTACCGTACAAATTGTATGGCTAACTTTACTAGCTCAAGGCTAGGCCTCGTAAATGCTACGGGTACTAGCTATGACGCTTTATTCCTTAAAACTTTTAGCGGAGAAGTTCTGTCTTCGTTCCGTAAAGCAACGGTGTTCGAGTCTCTACATAATGTACGGACTATAGCATCAGGGAAGAGCAGTCAGTTTCCAATAATTGGAAATTCTTCAACTTCATATCATACACCTGGTACGCAGCTTACAGGTAATGCTATCAAGCACGCTGAAGTAACCATCAACATCGACGACAAGCTTGTATCACAAGTATTTATCGCAGATATTGATGAAGCTAAGAATCATTATGACGTGCGTAGTCAGTATTCTGTTGAGATGGGTAACGCATTAGCGTACACATTTGACAAGAACGTAGCAGCTACTATTGCTCAAGCAGCAAGAACCAGCACTAACGCTAACACTGACCTACCTGGTGGTACTCGTATCAAGATTGTTGCTGCTAACAAAGCAGCCATCACTGGTGCAAACTTGGTTTCTGCAATGTGGGCAGCAGCCGAGAAGTTTGATATTAACAACGTCCCAGAGAATGATAGGTATATCGTTCTTGGCCCAACTGAGTACTACAAGTTAGCTCAGACAACAGACGTACTCAACAGAGATTGGGGTGGTTCTGGAGCATACGCAGATGGAACAGTCTTAAAGGTAGCTGGTATCAGCATCGTTAAGTCTAACCATCTACCAACTACAAACCGTTCTGCTGTAACTGGCGAGAACAACACATACCACGCTAACTACACAGACAGCGTTGGCCTTGTGTTTAACAAGCAAGCTGTTGGTACAGTTAAGTTGATGGACTTAAAGATGGAACAAACAGGTTCGGATGTACATGCATTATGGCAGGGTACATTTATGGTCGGATCTATGGCTCATGGTACAGGCGTACTACGTCCAGATTGTGCTATCGAAGTTTACTGGGCAACCAGTTAATTACTATGGGGGCTTCGTGCCCCCTTCTTTCTTATGGGTCTTAACCTCACAACAGAATTAGAAGCAGTCAACAAAGTATTAAGGATGATGGGTGAAGCACCTGTTAACTCCTTGGCTGGTCAGTTCGGTCTTGCTAAACAAGCACACGACACACTAAAAGAAACAAGCAGGACAGTCCAATCAGAGGGGTGGTCATTTAATACTGACTATGAGAGAACCCTTGCTCGCACTGCTGGTACTAATGAAATTGAATTGAGTTCAGATATAAGCAGAGTGAAGATTGATCCTTATGAATACCCAGACAATGAGGTAGTGCAAAGAGGACTGAAGCTATACGACAGAAGAAAGAATACTTCTATCTTTACTGAAGATTTAAAAGCTGACGTTACTTACATTCTTGGTTGGACTGATCTACCTGAACATGCCCGTCAATTTATAATGACAAAGGCAGGTCGCACACTACAAGAACAGATACTAGGTAGTGCAGATCTAAGTAAGATAAACATTACGGCAGAAGCAGAAGCTAAAGCTTTGTTTATGGAAGAGGAGAATAATGCAGGAGATCACAATATGATCAGAGGTAATCCTAATCACACAGGAGTATTCCAAACTTACCAACCAAGTCGTACTGTTCTTAGGTAGATGCCTTTAGTTAGTTCTGCTATTCCCAACCTTATCAATGGGGTTAGTCAACAGCCGCCTGCATTAAGACTGGCATCACAGGCAGAAGCTGTAATCAATTGCTTGCCTAGTCCAGTTGAAGGATTAAAGAAACGTCCATCAATGCAGCACGAAGCTCTGTTGTTTACTGGCACAGCATTGAACTCAGGCAAAACTAATCGACCTTTTGTTCACATGGTCGATAGAGATGGCACTGTTAAATATATGATTATTATTTACGAGACAAGTAGTGGGCCAGCTATCAAGGTATGTGACTTAGATGGAACAACATACACACCAAGCACACCAGACGGTGTTACCTATCTAGATGTAACAGGTTCACCTTCAGAACAAATCAGAGTTGCAAGTATTGCTGACTTTACATTCATTGTTAATAGAGAAAAGAAAGTAATAATGGACACTGCTTTGTCTCCTGTATGGGGAACAAAGTCAATGGTATTTATAAAGGCAGCTAACTATGACACTGAGTACAGCGTTAACTTAAACGGCACAACAAAAGTATTTAAGACAATGCCAGCAGGAGGTAGGGAAACACCTGCATCCTTTACCACTAGCAGTACAACTGTCACAGTCACAGCTAATGGTCATGGCTTATCAACAGGAGATGAAGTCAAGATGTCATTCCCTGCTGGTAATGCAGCAGTAGCTGGTAAGTACACGATCACAGTTAACAGTGCTAATCAATTCCAATACACAGTCGCACTATCTAGTTCTGCTTCTGGCAATTGCACTGTCGTTTATAACCCAACACTATCTAACGTCACAATTGCTGATGAGTTAGCCACCCTGCTTAATACAATCTCAGGGTTTACTGTTACTAATGACGACTACATCATTCGTATTACTAAAGATGATGGAGGTGCTTACACCTTAAGCAGCAAAGACAATAGAACTGGAAAAGATACCAAGGCTATTAAAGAAGTCGTTGATGATATGAGTGACCTGCCAACCATTGCAGAGCATGGCTTTATTGTCAGAGTGCAAGGAAGTAAGGCAACACAACTAGATGATTACTTCGTCAAGTTCAACACAGTAGCAGGCAGTGGTTTCGGAGATGGAACGTGGAAAGAAACAGTTGCACCTGGTATTGAATACAAGTTCAATGCAACAACAATGCCTCATGTCTTAGTTAGAAATGTGGCAGCAAATGGAACTGTAACTTTTGAATTTAAGAAACATACATGGGGTGAACGATTAGCTGGTGATGCAACAACAGCACCTGAACCTTCCTTTGTCGATAGCTACATACAAAACATCAACCTCTTTAGAAACAGACTGGTGTTACTAGCAGATGAGAATGTCATCCTTAGTGCTGCTGCTGCCTTTGAAAGGTTCTGGCCTGAGACTGTGCAAACTGTTGTAGATAGTGACCCAGTAGATCTAAGCACTGGTGGTACTTCTATTAACTTCCTTGTCTCAGCAGTCGCATTTGCTAACACTCTTCTCTTATTCAGTAGGCATGGACAGTTCAGGTTAGATGCAGGTATCAATGTCGGTTCTTCTTTAACACCAAAGACTGCATCAATCACAGCGATGACAACCTTTGACATGGCTGACACTGTTGACCCTGTTGCTGTTGGTCGTAACCTTTACTTTCCTATACCAAAAGGAGATAACTTCTCAGGTGTAAGAGAGTTCTTTCTACCTGACTCCAGTGGTTCAGTTCCTTTATCAGAAGATATAACTGCAAGTATTCCTCGTTACTTACCAAGTAATATCTGTAGCTTTATTGCTTCAGTGTCAGAAGAAGCGTTAGTTCTAATTAGTAAAGATCAACCAAGAAGAATATATCTTTACAAGTTCTTCTATGAAGACGACACCAAACTTCAATCAGCTTGGTCTTACTGGGAAGTAAATGTAAATGATGGTGCTAAGAGAATACTAGGAGCAGGTATGGTTGATAGTGATCTATATGCAGTTGTTGAATATAGCGACGGTGTTTACCTAGAGCATGTAGTTATAAGACCTGAGAATGTAGACGCAGGCACAGAGATAGAAATTCTACTGGATAGAAAGACAACAGAGTCAGAGACAGGTGTTTCAACAGCACTTATAAACCCTGGTGCATTAGGAGTTCAAACAACTATTACTCTTCCTTACCCAATAGCAGCAGGATCACAGATGGTGGTAGTAGGAAGATACGAAGCAGGCAATACAATTCTTAGACACGGACAAGTCATTGAACCTATTTCTCAGACAAGCAATTCCATTACAGTGCTTGGAGATCTTAAGACAGTTCCAAGTTCAGGTGACAATGCAGGCAAGACACCACGTTTCTTTATAGGTGAAAGATATGAAATGACCTATGAATTCAGCACTCCTTACATAAAAGAAGAACCCCCTGGTGGTGGTGTTGCAATAGCAGCAGGGCCGAAACTACAGATGAGGACATGGACTGTCTTGTTTGATGAGTCGTCAGCTTTTGAGTTAAAGGTTACTCCTGCTAGTAGAGACACAAACACTTATCCATATAACGGAATTGTCGTTGGGCAGTCACCTCCACTCATAGGAGATCCTTCAGTTCTTACAGGATCTTTCCGTGTTCCTGTGATGGCAAGCAATATAGATACTAAGATAGTAATAAGTTCTACGAGTCCACTACCTTGTCGATTCCAATCAGCCGAATGGGAAGGGTTCTATCATACGAGAGCGAAAAGGATGTAGCTTATCAAAGACGTACTTGCTTAGAAGATATTAGAATTATTGGCGACAATATGAGAGATGAAGATATAGCTGAGATCAGAGCACAGTCAGGGTTAGATCCTGTGGCTAGTTTGTTCTATTGTTTCTTTAAGAGTAATCCCTGTATGACTATGGTTAGCAGGCATGGGCATCCGATGGGAATGTGGGGTGTTGTACCTGAGTCAGATACGTCTGGTCGTATATGGATGTTGGGTTGTCAGTCAATGTTGGATGATTCAAGTGACAAGCGTACATTTCTAAGAAGATCTAAAGTAGAACTAGACAAGATTATTCAGGAGTATCCTGTATTATTTAACGTAGTAGATGCTAGAAACAAAATCCATGTTAGATGGCTTCAGTGGATGGGATTTACATTCATCAAAAAGCACTCAGAATATGGGCCAGAAGGTCGTTTGTTCTATGAGTTCGTGAGGATTTAATTATGTGTGATCCTGTCATTGGTCTTGGTATTCTTTCTGCTGGTCTGTCGATCATGCAACAAAGGGCTGCTGTCCAAGCACAAAATGCTCAGATAGATTTTGAGAACCAAGTAGCACAACAGCAATACGATCAACAAGTATTGCAGACGACAGCTAATAGAACAGGAGAAGAACAACAAAAACTTTTACAAGAAGATCTCATAGCACAAACAACATCTCTAGCTAATGAAGACTATGAAAATAGGATTGCTCAAATAAATTTAGGAATGATGCAAGAGTCAGCAGCATCAGCACAACAAAAGAAAGAAGCACAGAAAGAATTTCTGGAAGGTCGTGGAGAAGTACTAGCTTCTGGTCGTGTAGGTAATAGTGTAAGTAGTTTGCTAGCTGACTATCGAAGACAGAAAGCAGCGTTTGATTATGCAACAGATAGAAACTTAGCTTTCTCAGGAGCAGCAGCGACACAAGATAAGAGAGGTGCAGCTATAGAAAGGGCAGGACGAATTACCAGCCAACAGCCATACTTAGAACGAATGTTCCTTGATCCTTTAAAACCAATGATGCGAGGAAAGTCGAGTGGTATCGGATTAGTTGGGTATCTAAGTGCTGGCTTAAGTGGTGCAACGACTGCATTAAGTGCAGAAGCAAGCCTTGGTCAAGCTGGTTACGCTAGACCGACTGAAGCTAACCCTGCAAACACTTGGTTCGGTAGATACAAAAAAGTCTAATGGCTATTAAAAAATTCTCTTTCGGTTCCAGTGATCTTTCTGCTTCTAAGAAAAGAGGTGGTGGCCCTTCAATGGGAGCTAGCGTTGCACCTATTGGGCAAGGTTTAGATCTAAGGATTCCAACAATACAACCTCAAGCTTCTGCTGCTAGTACTTTTGTTGCACCTACTGCACCTAGAGCAGCAGGGCCAACAGTAGTTCCACAAGGATCTATTGCAGCTAAACCAAGTAATGATTTAGATAACCTTGCAAAATCATTCCAAAGTTTAAATAGTAATCTTAAAAACTTTACAACAGCTTATATTGATTTTGAACAGACAGCAGATAAGCAAGCAAAAGAAAGAGCAGAAGATGTTGCTATAAAACTAAACCAACGGAATGGCAATATGTTGGGTGATATTAATAAACTTTCAAATAAATTGAAAGCAGATTCTACTAACCCTAAAATTGCTAACGATAAAAAACAAGAAGCTCTTGCTAATTACAACATTATTAAAAGTTTAGATCCAAGAGCTAGAGACTTTTTAGACAGTGCTGTTCAATATGAAAATGGTTTAAGAGTAGTAGCTAATTTACCTAATCATTTTAAGAATTTAAAGAATGAAGATGGTTCTAACTTTGAACCTAATCCACATACAGATGATGGAAGTCCAAGTGAATTAGATATTGCAATACAAGATCATCTTGCTAAAACTGTTACTAACCCAAGAGTATTAGCAAGGTTAAGACCTCAACTTGTTGCAGCTATTCAAGGTGTTAAAAGCAACGCATCTTCTGTTTACGCAAAGAAACAAGAGAAACGATTTGACCAAGCTTATACAGTTAATATTAATAATTTAATTGCAGATAATGATAGTAAAGGTGAAGATCATGTAGAAGGATCTTGGCTTACAGGAGTAAATGATGCTGCGTTTTTCTCTGGAATGACGACAGATAAATTAAAAACAAATCAAAGCAATCTTGTTACAACATTATCTGACGCTATTTATATTAATTCAATTAACGCACAAGGGAAAATTGATCAAGCAGTCTTTAATGAGAATCTTGATTTTGCAATAAGTGAAATAGAAAATGCTAGATCTGGCCCATTTAATCAAGACTATGGAAAAAGACCTAAGCTTAAAGATGAACTAGAGCCAGCATTTATTAATAAGTTGCGTAATAAAGTTAGAGAATTAAAAGCAGCACATAATGAAAAAATTTCTAGAACAGTTCGTACTGACACAATTAATAGTGAGAGCATTATTCTTGCTGAACGATTAGCCGTCGTAAAAGATGCAGATACATCTACAGATTCAAGAGATCAATTTGAAGTATTTATTCCAAATGGCACAAAAGACGGTAAACAAATATTAACTAATATTGATAATGCAAAACTAGAAAGTATTTATTTAGAAAGAAGATCAGAAATTAATAATATTGTTGATTACACTGAAAGAAATTTAAGACTACAGATATTAGACTCTACTGTTAATACTTTAAGAAAAGAATCGCTGCCATCACAGCAAGCTGCTTTTGATATTTTAGATGTATATGTAGATGACCTTACTGTTGATCCTTATACAAAACTAACCAATGTTAAAACTAGCTATAGAGAAGGAAAAATTAATAAAGAACATTATGAAAAATTAGAAAGACAAGTTGAGACTTATCTAACTATTGACTCAAGGGAATTATTAGGAATTAGCGATTCTTCTGAAGAAGCTATCTTTGGAGCATTTGAAACTATTGGAACAGGGGGTAATTTATTAGAAGGTGAATCAAATGCTGATAATGTTTTTTCAGAAAAAGAAAAAGGTTTAGCTAGGCAATTATTAGGGCCATACAGACAAGAGGCAGGGAAAATAATTAATGATGATAAACTAAATTTCTCACAAAAAAGAGATGCACTTTCAACACTTTGGTCTACAGCACAAGAAGAAGTAAAGAAATGGGGCAACAAACAATTAAAGAATAAAGAACAAGGTATCACTGGCCCAACTATTTTTGAAGTAGAAGCTCAAAGAATAAATGAACTAGAAAATATTAACACTAATAACATTCCTGACAATAACAAAGGTGAAACACCTGGAGAAGTTACTTCTACTATTTTCGTACAATCAGATGGAACTGAATATGAAATACCACAAGCTATTTCTAACAATCCAATTTATGAAAGAGAACTAGATGACATAGAAACACTTACAAATACTTGGGATAAAGACTTAGATTATTATAATGGTCTTGTTGAAGCAGGAAAGATTAAAGACGGAGAAAAAATAAAAGTAAATGGAAATGTTATTGATAGAAATTCTTTAGATCAAAGACATGATTCCATTGAATTAAAGATTGCAGAAGCAGAAGCCTTAAACAATCCTGTTCTTCAAAACGAAAAGTACTGGACGGAAGGTAGTAGCCCTATTTATACAAGTAAAGGTTCTTATGTACCTGTTGATATTGTTCCTTTAAACGATAATTTTGTTACTAAAAAAATTGTAGCTAATGCCTATGAAGATGCGTTAGTTGAATCAAATCAAAGATTTAGAAAATTTGGAGATAACTTATATACAAGTCGAAAATTATATTCAAATAATTGGTTGACTAGCAGACAAAATGAATTGATATATAAAGAAGCAATGGGAGTAGATCTTGGTAGATTGACAGGTGGAGAATTAACAACAGGGTTAAAATCTAAATTTTTCAGAACTAATCCATACGAAATAATATTAGACTTAGGAGAAAATAGAGGCAACGTAAAAAGAAATGCTCAATTAGCAGATGATATTAAGACAGTTGCTTTATATGAAAAAGGTATATTAGCTCAACAAATTAATGCTTTAGCAAGTGGATCACCTTGGGTTCCTTATGCTTATGACACAAATTTAATTATAGAAAAGGCAAGGATGCAACCTCCTGAATATTTTAAAAGTCAATACAAAGTTCAGTTTGAAACAGATATGCCTGAGTCGTTAGAACAAAAAATAATCGATGGATTGTCTTTAGAAAATAATAAAAATCTTACTACTGCTGGAGATAAATTACATTTAAACTATTTTTATCGAAAAGGTTTGACTGAAAAAAATCTTAATAATAAAGATCAAGCACTTATAAATAACAGAGAAGATGAGATTTTAATTGCTGGTAATTTACAACCTGGAATGTTAGCTGACAATTATGACGGCAAAGGACTTAGTAAAAAAAAAGCTAATTTAAGAAACGAAATGCTTGAACTTATTCATTCAGTTGAATCAAGCATTGATAAAGATGGCAAAGGTTATGAAGCATTTAATCAAGGTGGAGCAAAGGGTGGTGATGAAGTTCTAGGTTTTACTGGTACTTATGGGAAACATCCTGCAAACAAAGGTAAGAAATTAATAAACATGACAATTCAAGAAATTTTAGATAATCAAGATAGTGGCTACGACAAAGAAAAATATCCAATGACAGAAGAAGGATGGGCTAAATGGTTTGCTTCTGGAGGTATTCATGTAGCAGGTAAATATCAATTAGAGCGTGACACAATAAGAGATGCAATGAGATTTACAGGCATAAAACCTACAGAGAAATTTACCCCTGAGATACAAGACAGATTAGGGATGTCGATTCTTCTTAAATATGGGCCAACGAAATGGAATGGACTTGAAAGCAAAGGGAAAATTGCTGACA